ATCATTAAATGCTAGTATAAACTTTCCTGCATTGCTTGAACCACTAAACTTTTGATATATTCTATTTTCTAAGGCTTGGCGTTCTTCTGCGTTTGGTGTTCCATTATTGAAATTAATAAGCATTGAGGGAGCTAAACCGTTCAAGATATTGTTCAAATGATAATTACTTATTTCTTGTTCTAGTTCGGCATATTGTAAACCACCTGCATAATCTGGACTAGAATAATATTTATAACCAGCTCGGTAAGGCTTTACATATACAATTTCAATATTTTCATTACTATAACCAAAAGACGGTATTCTTTTAGTGTCATTAACTTTTTTAACTTTAGACCAGTCGTCTGAATAATAATACGCTTCTATTTGCCCTTTATCGTTACATTTTTCTGCCCTTAAATTTTCTACTGGAATATGCTCAACTTGTGCAATAGTTTTTTTATCCTTAGAGTAAATAACTTGCATAGAACATTGACCCATTAATTTAAGGTCATAACACAATTTACGAACCATATCTTTATGGAACAATGAAATCATTTTAGCGTATTGCTCTGGCTTTTTATTTGAATTTAAAGCATCTAGTCCACGTCCGTAAATCATTTCGCTAATACCGTTTATAATGGCGTTATTTGTTGGGCTGCCATTGTAACGGTCAATTAAATACTTAAAGTAATTATTATCAGCACCATAAGAAACCCACTCTTTGTTTGATTTCTCAACAATTTCTGGCGTTGTGTAAGTGCTTAAATTTACTATTCTTAAATCATTCATATTTATATTATTATAAATTCGTTATCCGAACTTTCTTCACTTATATATTGATTTTTATTAACGCTGTAATATTCGTTATTGCTTTGGTTAATAGCTTGGTTTGTGCAAAAAATCTTATCTTTATAAATTATGTTATTTAAATAACTAACTTGTAAAATATAAAAATCGTTTTCAGTTAATGTACCAAAAACCGCATCAAATGAAATATAATTACCATCAATTTCAGAAATTGCATCAACTGTAATACTTTTATTTGTGCTTTCGCTTGTTAGTTTCAAGTTCAAAGTACCTACTGTAAATTCTCTAGGAATTATTTTAAAGGTTTTATTTCCGCTTGTGGTTATTAACTTCATATTAATATATAAATAAAAAATAAATATTTTGTATTGTGTAGGTATAAAAAAAGGGCTATCCGTTAAGATAACCCTAATTTATAAGTAAAATTACTAATTACGCTGTTGGGTCGATTTGAACCGCCGAAGCATCATCAGTAATAACAGTTGATGTTACAAAATAAGGCGGTGCAGTTTCTTGTGCATTTACCGTTAAAGTGTAACCTGTTAAATCCCCCATTGCTGCACCTGTAACGATAGTCCCACCGTTTACATCGCCACCATTTTCAAGTCCTACCAAAAAGAAATTACCATTATAATCTTCAACTGCAACGTGTGGACGTGCGTGTGCGATTAATTTAAGTTCTTCCTGTGTAGCTTTGTCTTGAAAAGTCAAAGTCATATTCAATGTAGTATCATAGAAAGTAGTACCGTTTTCTCTGCTTGAAGTAATTGCAGTTTCCATTGAACTATTGCCTTTTACATCAAATTGATACCACGTTGGTGTTCCTGATACTGCTGTAATTTCTCCAGCTACGATTGTTGCATCCCCTAAAGTTCCGTAATCAGCAAAGTAGATAGTCTTAATTCCACCTACTGCCGATTTGCAAGGTACTTTACGTCCGCTAGTTATTGAGCATCCCATATTTTTATAGTTTTTTAAATAAAAAAGGGTAGGCAATTTTACCCACCCTTTTAAATTTGATTAGTTAATTATTATACAGTTTTTCTGTAAACGATGTCAGTTACTTGTGCGTATTGTACTCCAGAAGTAAATCTCATTACTACACGTACATTCTGAGAACCGTCATTTTCTGCCATATCAATTACTCGTACTTCGTTCAAGTCATTTAAAAGACCAGTTCCAAAAAATAAATTTGATTTTTCAGCAGCTATAATAGTTCCGTTTGCAGCACCTCTTGCAGGTACAACAGGAATTCCGTCAAAGAATAAAGAACCTAAAGATTGGTTGTTACCTTTGTTTTCGTAACCGTTAGCACCTTCGCCACCAGACTGGAAACCACCTAAAGCACGAGTATAAGCTCTAATTACATCAGAAGCAGCATAGATGTATAAATCTTCAGAACCGTAAACAGCGGTAGGAATTGCGTCTGCAACATTTCCTAATTCAGAAATAACGTTTGCAGAAGTAATCGCTGCACCTGTTAAATCTTGTCCTGCTGGTAAATTAGCATCAGCATCTAATAAAGTTGCAAAACCGTCAAATTGACCGCTATTTGCAGTTGAACCAGACCAAATATTTTTTTCTGTTCTATCAGCTACTTTTGCAGCAACGTGAGCCAATACAAAATCAGCAAAGTTTGGTGCTAAGTTGTCAAATGCAGAATAACCCATTTGTTCAGCTTCCCAAGAAGAATGTAAGGTTTTCTTACAAATATCAAGGTTTACTTGAAATTCTTCTGGTTGTAGGATAGCTTCTGTTAAAGTTAGCGTTCCTGCGTCTGTTTGAAAGTCACAAGTTGCGTCTTTAACGATATCGTCAGTAGAGGCTTTTTGAATTACAGATTTAAATTTTACGTTTGGCATTACGGTAATTAAACCTTTATCCAAAGTATCAGCGGATAGTAAAGCAGCTGCAATATATTTGCCACTAAATTCTCCTGCGTAAGTTGTTGTTAATGATACACTCATTTTATTTAGTTTTTAGTTGTTATTAATTATTTAGTCTTGACATTACTCGGTCAATAGTAGTGCTTTTTCTGTTTTTAGAAACACTAAATTTCGAGATAGTTTTTTTCACTTCTGGATTTGATACAATAGGCTCAGCACTTGGCTGGTTTAATTCAGCTTGTACTTCAACAGGAATTTCATTTAGTTCAACTCTTTCGTGTTTAGCTAATTCTTCTGTTAAAAGGTTTCCTAAGTCATCAGCACTTAAATCTTCTTTTGGCTCTAACATTGCTTTGATTTCTTCAATCATTGACTTAACCTCTGCTAATTCCTCTTTAGTAGCATATTCCATTTCCTCTTCTTCTTTTGCTTCTACTTCTTCAACTTCTTCAACTTCTTCAGTTTCAGCGTCTTTAATTTCAGCAATAAGACCCTCTTCTGTAACTACCAATATTTTACCGTCTTCCAATGCGTACTCGCCAATAGGCAAAGCAACTTTCTCATCTTCTGTAACGATAAACACTTCCACACCACTTTCAAATGTATCAGCTTCAATGATAGTACCATTGTCTAGTTTAGCTTGTTCCAATTTAACTTCATCGGTTAAATTTAGAACGTCTTTGATTTTTTCAATTACGTTGTTTGATTTCATACTTATATATAATTTAGATTAATTTAATTTGTATTTTCGTTATGCTTTTTTCTGAATTATAAACCATTCTACGCCATCGCTCCATATTGCCACACCCTCATAGCTTTTATTTATTCTATATGCGTTTGAGCTACCGTCTAATGTTTCACTGCCTAATGGTGTTATATCAAAATGGTCCGCTGCTTCAAATGTTCCATCAGAAATAAATCTAATCATTCTATTTGCGTTTAATACTGCACTTGGTAAATTACAAGTGGCTAAACCATTTCCACCACTCCACGAAATTTTAAATAAAAAAGGATTGTCATATATAGCATTACTTAAATCTATATTGTCGGTATCTTGTGCTGTTATATTTGTAGAAACAATATAATTTTTTAAGTTATATAATGTACTTTGTTTAGTTTCTCCGCTTTGAACGACAGCAATTAATTCATTACCTTGTAATTCAGTTGCTATTGGTAAAGCACTTATTTTTGAGTTTGCCATAATATATTATTTTCCTTGTCCTTTATATTTTTTTTTATAATTCTTGCTATTTTTAGATAAACTTGTTTTACTCTTAGCGTGTATTCCTTTGCGTTTCTTTTTTGGCTTTTCTATTTTAACAGATAATTGTTGTTTAGCCATTATTTCTCTATTTTAAAGTTATTTTCTTGAAGTAAAAAATCTCCGTTTTCTAAAAGTATAAAGTTTTCGTTTTTAGACATTTCGCCAATACCCTGTGCCATTATATCCCCATTACAGCATTCAATAGAATAAGCGTCTCTATCTCTACATAAACAACCTCTGCGACCATTTCGTGGGCTTGTTTTACTAGGTGTGAATAGTTTTTTAAATCTATTCATTTTCTAATTGTTTAAGTTTACTTTCCGCCCACGTTTTAGCCGATTTACCACCCCATAATAAAAAAGATATAGTTCCACAAGCCTCTTTATCTTCTGGATTGTAATACGCCTCTGCCCTTGACAAATAAGAGTACATTCTTTTTATCGTTTCTTTGCTTATTGGTTTACCTTGTGCTAATTGTTTGGCTCTCATTTTA